TATGCGTCCAACGGTCAAATTCTCGAATCACTTGGTCGTAGCCTAAGTCTGAGGCAATCACGGCACGCACCACTTCGTCCGGAGTCATGCCTGGCACTCGAATGTCTGCCGCACAACCGATTCGGTGTTGGGATGTGTCTTTACTGCCCACGGCGTCGTTCACGGCCTTAGACCGAAATGCGCTGTTGACCATAATGGGTTTGCCGCCAAGCAGGGTTTTGACCTGCTCTAGGAATTCAGCCAATCGTTGAATGTTTGCCAACTCAGCCTCATTGGGCGTGTTGTCCAACGTGCGGTGGTCGGTGTGGGTCAGTTCGTCAAGTGTGAAGTGTTCAGTCATTTTTTAACCTTTTCAGCAATTTTTTCCATGGTGCGTCCACCAAAGTAAAAGGACATCACGAGCATGCCCCACTGGCCTAGTAATTCTACGTATGCCCCACGTGTCTCATATTCAAAGATGGATGCAATGGCAAACCCAGAATAGGCCGCCAACAGGAATATCAGCGTCATAGGGCGGATATTTTTGGACAGCCAAGAGTCACTGGCCATGTCGGCTTCAGCGCGTCTGGTGACGTTTTCCTGCTCAACTTCATACATCTTGGCTTCATTGGCCATCTTAGCCAACTCACCATCTTGAGCCATCTTTGTCAGTTCAAACTGTGCTTTTGCTTTCGCCTCGGGGTCCGGAATCAACTTGTCTACTAGTTTCGTTCCGATACTCAATATCGCATCTAAACCCATCATTTGCTTTCTCCTTTGATTTGTCAGTCTCGTCTTGGTTCAGTTTGATACCACTCAGGAATCCAATCATCCCGCCAATTAGGGTGCTGAATGCTGGTGAAATCATTTTGAAGATTTCCGCGTTGTCCACTTCCTTTGCCCATAGCCCCAACATAAAGGAGACCACCATGCTTAACACGGAGATACACAGGGTCAGCGTCACGCAAATTGTTACTGTGTAGACCAGTTTGTCTTTGGTGTTTTGCATAATATCTGTCGTCCCAAGTCATACAAATTTGTCAAAACGTCTAACGTCTTTGAAAATCTCAAGTTCAATCGTATGTTGTCTTGCCCGTTTGTTGTACAACTCTAAGTCATACGCCTCAACCGTTTTACGGACTTCCTCGGCTTTCAGCGTTTGCTGATACTCAAATTCTAGCCGTTCTATGCGCTTCTCAAAAGCAATTGCTTTGACGTCATACTCTTTGGGAAAAACAAACGGATACCATTTATGCAGGCTAATCATTTGGTTTCTTTTGCCAGTAATTGCTGATACAACGATGTAATCTTTTGTCGTATCTCAACACTGTCAGCAGTGCCTGCCCAGTCGGGTAGGTTGTTCCAAATAACTACCAATTGTTCTTTGTTGCACTTATCCCCATTGAAATGCAACCAACGAAGCAAGTTGTAATGTCGTTCAGATGGATTGTGCCATGTGTATGCCAATCCATAAAAGTCCTGCACATTGCATCCGACCTGGGCGGACACAACCATTGTTAACGTTCCCAAGACGATCAATGACCAGCGCATGATCGTCCTTGTTTGGCATTACTTTGTCAGAAAAGTAAATACCATACCCGCCATCATGACAAGTAGTGCGCCACTGGCTTTAATTAGTATTTGCTCTAACCGTTTCAAACGTGCGTTGATTTGGTCGTAGCGCAGGGCGCATAGTGCCTCGTGGCTGTTCATCCTCGCTTCCGTCTCGTTGATCGTTGCCATCATTCATCGCCTTTTGATTTTTCAATAACAATTCGTCATTGGGGGCAAATTTTAAGGCTTCTTCGTTGAGTTGTCTTGCCTCATCATGCTTTCCAAGGTTCCAAGCGGCAATCGATGCGTACATATATGGCTTTTCACCCCATGCAGTCGGGTCCATGGTGTAAACCAGTTCCTTGTTTTTAATGTTCAGCGCCTTTTTTGCACTGTAATAACTTGTTTCCCAGTCGCTTCTAATATATGAATAAACGGATAGGTCAATCCATGGCTCACGACTTGTTGGGCACTCGATGCAGGCCAGTTGATACCATTTGTATGCCTGGTTAAAGTCGCCAATGTTTTCATAGGATTTGCCAAGCAGACGCATCGCATAGCCGCGTTCTGTAATCCATGTGGCCCCTGGCAGTTCAAGGTATCGGTTCAATGCCGCTATTGCTTCATGCCAACGTGCATAAAAAGTCAATTCGCGTGCGTGGTAAAACGCATTGCGTGGGCAGTATGGGTCTTCTTTGACTGCCAGTTCAAGAAGCGGCATGTACTGACCACGGGACTTTGTGTTGTCAGGCAAGTGTTTGACAAGCAACATATCGGTCTGGGCATATATCTCTGTAATGCGACCGTCAGGTCTTGGGTATTCATGGACTGGGTGATGCCAGTGATAACCATTGCGGTGGTGAATTTTCTCGTACATAAACGAGATACCGCAACCCCAGTCAAATTGATAGCGCAGTCGTGTCGTGTTCTCTTGCCACACACGTTCAATCTCTGCACGCCAACCCTCCATGAGTATTTCATCAAGATCGAGTGAAATACAAACGTCAAAGTCACGGGGAATTAACGCAAGTGCAGTGTCTCGCGCTTTATCAAATCGCCATGGTGAGATACAAATGTCATGCACGACAGCACCGCATTGGATACCGCGTGCAACTGTGCCGTCAGTTGAGCCTGTGTCAGCAATAAGGATGAGGTCTGCATCCTTTGCTGAGTCACAGAATCGTTGTACAAATTGTTCTTCGTTTTTGCTGATTGCGTAAACTGCTATCTTTAATTTTCTTGTCATGTTTTATCCTGTTTAAATACTATCCGCGCCGTTTCCTAAATCAATAGTAACCGTTTCTTCTTGGGGCTTGGCTTGAATTGTTACGGTGTAAACAACGCCATTTTCTTCATAAGGGTCACATGAAACAAGCATTTGCGTTGCTCTATCATGTGCCTTAAAAGAACTAACCTTTAGACAGTTATTTTCAGTAAAAAAGTCATCATTTGGGCCAGTAATAGGAAATGATGTTTGTGGGAACAATTCACGATAGTCGCCTACTGTGATGCTTCCATTTTCTAGTTTTGCAATGTTCATGTTAGTCCTCAATTGTTAGGAAATGCCGCTGTCGGGGCTGTAAAGTTACTTGTGTAACGAGCAAATCCTTTGGTGATTCGTAGATCGTCAACATAGCCTGTAATGTATTCAGTTGCCCCTGTGTATCTAGAGCAAATTGTCACATTAGTTGTGCCTTGAGAATATGAACTTGTAATCGTGCCGTTTGAAGTTCCATTTAGGTACATTGTTACAGTAGAACCGCTACGCACCCAAGCAACATGATTCCATGTGTTTAGCGTTACAGTCGCAGACCCTGTTGTTGCGGCAGTTCCCGAATTTACATACTCATACATCTTGGTGACTCCACTATCACCAATAAATCCCAAAGCAAAATTGTTTGTAGAACCACCACGGAAATCTGTTAAATAACCACCAGTAGCGTTAGCAATATTTGCAGTTAAATACACCCATGCTTCAACAGTAAAGTCTCCAGAACCAAACCCTAAGTTTGGAGAACTTGGAACAGTTAAATAATCCCCCGTACCATCAAACGCTATCGAGCCAGTACCATACTTCTTAACGCTTGTAGAAATCTGTGCATTGCCCACAGTTTCTAAGTCGTTCATCATGGCGTTGTCTAAGATGCCAGCGTTGGTATAAGACAGAAGCAATGATGTGTTTGTGATTGCTGTTAGGGGTGCTGTTGGCGGGGTGAACGCTGATGTGTAAAGCGCAGTTCCCTTCAATAATCTCAAGTCTGCAATGTATCCAGTAATCTTGTTTGAGTTTCCTGTATTGTTATTGATGTATGCAGTTGTACCAGTTAAATAATTTGTAACATCAGTTGCAGATGCAATTTGAACACCATTCAAATAAATCTTTGTGACATTAGAGCCATCACGACTCACCGCAATATGACTCCATGCGTTCAATGGAACTGGTGTTGATGATGAAACTGTAAAAGCAATATTTTGTTGTGCAATAGCAATGTTTGCTGAAGCATTAAGACCAAATTGCAATCCACCAATATCTACTTCAAAAAATACAGAAAAAGCGGGGGCGGCAGAAGCATATACCCAACATTCTGCGGTGTATGTTCCAGTACCCAAACCTAAACTTGAATTGGTAGTTAAGTTTAGATAATCCCCACTACCATCAAAGTACCCAGAGCCACCAATCACGCTTGTGGAGTAGGCAGTTGTAGGGCTAAATGGGCTGAAGCGTTGGACGCTTGTGTTTCCTGTAACAGTCAGCGAAAAAGCATTGCTTGAATTATCAATGAAGCGGTTTGATTGGCAAGTCAGCAAGGATGTGTTGGTGACTGCTGTTAATGGTGCTGTCGGTACAGTAATTGATGATTGGTTGATTGGATATACGGCTGTGCCTTTAACAACTCTTGCGTTTGAGATATAGCCTGTGACCGCAGTAGCAGAATAGGACGGATGTTCTCCAATATAGATTGGGCCGTTAGAGTTACCAAACGTTGGGTTGTTAGCGCCGTTTCCAGTTGCGGTGTATGGCACGCCATTAAAGTACAAAGAAACGCTGTTTGCTCCAGTCCCGCTACGAACTAAAGCAATGTGATTCCAAGTATTTAATTGAAAATTGACGTTGTAATCACCTTGCGAATTACTATTTCCAAGTAAAACAATGTGCCCACTTCTCAGGCATATAGACCAACCACCACCGCCAGTATTTTCGTCAGCGCCACCAATTAGATGGCCGCCGTAATAACTGTCATACGTTGCGGTCAAATAGACCCATAACTCAATTGTCCAATCGCCAGTAGATAAATTCAGCGCGGCATTGGATGGCGTTGTTAAATAATCACCAGACCCATCAAAGTAATTAGACCAATTAGACCCATAAGGCGTGAAAGAACCTTGGGTTGTATTGCCGTTGCGGGTAATGGTGAAGTTGTTTGTGGATGAGTCTACAAATGTATTGTTCTGTGCGCCATTAGTACCATCCCCATGTAAAAGCATGGTGACGTAGTTAAACTGAGCGTCTGGTGGACCACCAGAGACTGTCGCTGTTTTACTTGCTGCAAACATAGTTAGTTTTATGGTGTGTAATTCTGACCAACAGTCGTTCCATACCAATTTGTACCATCTGCAAAGAAAGAATAAATATCTTGCCTACTTGCAGTACTTGTTATGGTAGGAGCCGTTCCACCAGGCCATTTAACTGTTGTCCAAGTAACTGTGCGTGATCCAGTTGCATCTTGTTTCAACAATAGAATAAAAGACTTACCCGCAGTAGCCGTTGGCATTGTGATAGTGGCAGTTCCTGTCAAAGTAATGATTTGGACAGTACCATTTGTCAACGCCAAAGTAATTGCAGTTGAGCTATTAGCCGTATATGCAGTCTCTGTATAGTTTGTAACAGTTGGGTTTGTTATAGTGTTACTAAAACTAGGCGCACTAGAACCATTTGATTGAAGCAATTGTCCAGATGTGCCAACAGAAGTAAACGCTAAAGTTGTGCCATCACCAAAGGCAACTCCACCTGCTGTTGGCGTGTTATTTCCATTAAGAATAATTGCCATTTTTTAATCCTTTAAATAATTACCCAACGCTGGCCTGAAGCCACAGTCACAGTTTTACCAGAAACAACTGTTACAGGGCCAACAGAAAGACCATTAGATCCTGTGCTGATTGTTGTGTTTTGGGATACTGTTGTGCTTTGCACCATTACTCCATTTGTAGAACTACCAATGGCAGGATAAGTAGCAAATACATCTTTAGTTCCTGCTGAAAGGTCTACAGCAGAACCAGAGTTAGATGAAGAAAGAATTGTTGTTCTGGCTAATGTTGTTCCAGAAGATGTATACGTACCAATACCTACTTCCCATTCCGATCCACTAGGGGACGAAATAGAATAGTAAGTAGTATTGCCATCCCCAATTACTGAAAATGACTGGAAACCAGTAGCCGCGCCAGCAAGAGTAAGAGTACCCGTTCCTGTCGTAGTCGTAGTCTCCTTGACACGATCTGCAAGAACTAATGCCATAATTAACTCAATGTAATATCAAGATCGCCAGCGGGGATGCGTAAAACGTCACCAGTTGAAATAGCTTTACTTGTTGTCAAGTCAGCCCATGCAAGCATATTGCCTGTTGTCAAAGCATCAAACACAGCAATAGCAACAATAGTTCCCCAACTTCCAGTAGCCGCATCAAACTCAATAGCCGCACTATTAGTCGCTAGAGTACCAGTTCCACTTACTGTAAATGCGGCAGACTTACGTGCGTATCCACTACCAGATACTTCTGTGCCACCACCAGTATCAGTTGGCGCTGCAGTAAACAATCCAACATAAACAGTCGTAGGAGATGTGTAAGCAGTATTCGTAAATACGTGCTTCAGAATCTTATCTTCAAGATAGTCTGTAAAAGAACCTGCCATATATCACCCCAAAGATCGGGCACGAACAATAGGAGTTGAAGAAACAGATGCCCTTTGATCTGCAACCTCAATGTCGCCCAAGGAGTTGGTATATAACTGACTCCATGTGGCAAGACGCTCATCGTCTTTCAAGTATGGCGTTGCTTCTAACAACGAACCATACAAGTACAAGTCTGGAGCATAAGCTAGGAGCCAGTTGCTTGTGTTTGAATCACTTAGCGCAGTAATCTTACCATAATAAGTAAGTTCACCTGTATAACTAGTGTCAGGAGTAGGAATAACTTCTAGCTGAGTGCCAACAATAGTGTATTTTACTGGCTTGCCTGTTGCAATATAACTATTTTGCCTATCAAGATCACCTTGTTTTTCAGTAACAAATTCCAAGTATGTAATTGGAGTTGTGTTTAACTGAAACTCTTTCGCTTGAGCAAAATCAGATGGAAATGCAAAGAATGCCGTATCCAATGTGGCAGTCGCACGTTTTACCATTTGCCTGACACGCAATTTACGATTGAATTTTGCTTCTGCCAAAGCGATAAAGCTAGGGACAATAGAAGTCAGATCATCACGATTAAGATAATCAGCGATGGTTGTCTTCAGTCCACTATAGGTATCAAGTGCCATTTTCTACATCCCTACACGTTAGTGTATGCTCATGTTTGAATTCAAATGAACCAATATGATGAACCTCTTTTGAGAGGTCTTGGTCAATGTATGTTTTAGTGCCGTTTTCAGCAGCTCTGCGACAAAACCAGACATCTTCGCCCATGTAGTCTTGTGCATTTGGAACCCAAGGGATAGCAAACCAAGGATATTCCATTGTCTTGTAGACCTCGGCTTTTACGAGCATTACGCCCATGCCGCAGTAATCTACATCAACCAAACCAGTTGATTGTGGCTCAGTATATACCCTCTGGATAACTTTTGCATCCTCATCCGTAGTATTTTTTCGTACCGCAATAGGCTCGGTAGGGAATCTACGTTTTGCATAATTTGCACAAACAATTCCAATATCATGCGCCAAAAGACGAACAATTGTGTCTTTAGGAAAGCGCATATCGCTGTCCAACCACAATGTATGTGAGCAACCTGCCTCAATAGCAGATTTAGCTAGATCTTGACGTTGTGCTGACAACAAAGTGCCAGAACTAGTATAAAGAACTACCTTGTGATTTGTAGTTCCTACTGTAAAGCCCACTAGTCGGGCTAAATCATAAGAAAATCCAGAATTAACAAAGTCCCGTGTTGGAATCAAAATTCCAATGGTCTTACTATCCATTAAACTTCTCCAGGTCTTGTGCGAAATGCACGATTGTCAGGATCATTGAGCCAACGCTTCATGTAAGCTTGGTCATCAAGTTTTCCTTCGGCTTTCATTTGATAATACAAAGCCATTGGGATAGATGCCACATGGTGCATATCTCCATTCCAATTTGCTCGTTCATCAAAAGAATTAAATTTCTCTTTATTGTCTGCTACCACTTGGGTGGCATCAATGACTGTCTCAATAGTGGCTTGATCTGTCTCAGCATCATAGTGCCACAGTTTCTTAGTTCCCATTATGGGATCAAAATCAAAGAGTTTTGTTGTCATAAGTAAAAAGGGTGGGTAATTAGCCCACCCCTTAGTTCAGATTAAGACTGAATTGTTGAGTTCAGGTCATAGACAGCGCCATGAGCCTTCTCGTTCTTGATCTTCAAGCCCCACTCAACCAACAGCATACGCTTCTCAGCATCGCCTGTCTTTGCCAATTCCACAGTTTGGAAAGGACGCAGGTAAGCTACGCTTGCGTATTCTGGATCAAGCACAAACACATCACGCTCACGTTGGAAGCGGTTAGCAACAATGCTCACGTTACCGAAATCTGAAACATAAATGTCTGCAGCTCCGATGATTGTAGAAGGCTTAGGACCTTGCACGTTGAAACGTGTAGCACCGATACCAGTCATCTTAGACAAGTTCTGTTTGTTAACAGGACCAGCCATAACGATAGATGGGTTGCCACCTTGTGTCCAGACCTTCTGGATAACGTCCTTCAACAAAGCTTCGCTGAAAGAACGCAAGTCGCCAGCAGTAGCGTCTGTGCGGTCATCAGTTGGGATTGTTGTGTATGAAGGATCGCCACCGCCTGTACCTTCGTTTGTATTGGTCTTCAAGAAGGCCAACAAAGCGCCAGTAGTACGAGCAGAAGAAGTAGAACCTGCAGCAGCCGCTTGGTTTGCCAAGCAAGTTGTCTCCATGTCGCGCTTTAGCTCGGCTGATTTTTTAGCCATTTGGTAGCTCAATTCTGAGCGACGACCTGCCTTGTCAACAGCTTCCAAAGTACCAGCAATGATGACATCCTTACGGCTAATCTGGGTGTAGTTGCCCAAACGAACTGTAGGTGTAACAGCGGTGAAAGAAGTGATGTCATCACCCTCGATCTGTGCATTGGTAGTCACAGCAGAGGCGAGGTCATCTGTTTGCCATTCAAAGAATGTGTTGGAGACGTTTTCACGACCAACATTGCTCAGAAATGGAGTCTCTTCTGGAGAGATCTGATAGATGACGTTGGAAAGGTCCTCACGAATGCCTTTAGCATCGTATCGTGTGTATGTATTCGTTACTGCAGCCATGATAATTCCTTAAATAAATTTCTCGAAAAGGGATGCGGCATCTCTGACGCTTCCAGATTGTGCAAGACGCTTTTTTGCGTTATTTAATTCACCAGACTTAGAACCTACGCTACCCGCTGAACCAGGAGTGACCATCTTAGGTGCTTTTTTGATTTTCGCTTGGAACTCAGGACGTTTACTCATCATCTGGTCATATTTCCACGCTTTGTGAAGCGCCAATAATGCCCTTGAATCTGTAATGACGTTAAGTTCCTGCTCAGAAAAGCCTAAATTCTGACCATATTCCAATAAAGCTTTACCCTCTGATTTAGCTTTCTCTGGAGAACTCCACTCAGGAATTTTCTCTTTCAAACGTGCAGTTTCCTGCGCTAAAACAGCTTGTATCTGCTTTTGTGTCTCAGCTTGATACAGTTGTTGAAGTCTCGCTTGCTCTGCTTGTACTGCCATTCTCTGTTGTTGTCTACGCTGATGTGATGTCCATTGACGGGCATATTCAGTTGGGTCTTCAACTTCTAATCGGTTCCAATCAGGCTCTTGAGGCTCAAACTCCTGCAGTTTCTGCTGTAATTGTCCTAAAATCTGAGCGTATTGTTCACGCTCTCCACGTACTTGCTGAAACTCAGACTCGACTAATTTGCGCTCTTCTGCTAGTTTCTGCGTTTTCCGTGTGTAGTCAGCTTCACGTTGGTAGCCTCGGATCAGTTCATCCTTGGGGACTTCGATTTCTTTGCCATCAACTTTGACAACAAACTTCTCATCCTTAGGAGCTTCTTCTTCAGCTTCCTCTTCTTCGCCTTCTACTTCCTCGGAAGTTTCCTCTGTTTCGTCTTGCGGCTCCGCAGATTCCACTTCCTCAGACTCAGGTTCGGATTGCTCCTCCTCTGGTTGCGCCTCTGCACTAGTGTCAACACCCTCTTGGCTGTCTAGCATAGAAGCAAAGCTTTGCGCTGCTTGGTTTACTGTAATCGAACCGATTGCATTTGCGTTATCGGACATATTTACCTCTTAGTTTAACAATCATTTGTTTGGGGGTCTTCCCCGTCTACGTACAAGGGCAACTTCTGCCATCTTGCCTGTATCCATAACAGAGCGTAGTTTTGCTCTCAGAATATCAACTGTTGTCAGAAGCAAGTAAGCTTGCTCTCTAACTGGTCCTTCCATTAGTTTGGAAGAACGAATCTCACGATAACAGTCATCTTCAATTCGTTTAAGCATCTCATTAAGGAGTTCATCCTCAAGAAGTAACTTTGCTCTGTCTCCTCTTGCGAGGTTAATTTCTAGATCGTCCATTTACATCATTGGTTGGGGCTGTTGAGGGACTTGCGTCTGATTCATTGCAGCTTGTTGACGGATTAATTCTCGGTCTGTATTCATTGCGGCATTAATCTCCGCACTTTGAATTTGTACACCATATTTCAATTCTAGCTCATATCTACGCAAAATACCATCTTGTTCAACACGATCTCTTTCACGATCATCTGACATTATCATTTTCTGGCGCTCTAAATCCAATTCAGCAGCTTTCTTTTCAATATCTGCTTGAATAGACTGAACCTGTACTTGAGCCAACATCTCCTCTGGAGTAGGCTTTGGTGGGGGTGGCTCTGGCAACTGGAAGTCAACAGGTAATTGGTTAAAGTAATTCTGTGAATCCTTAATACCTGCCAACTGCAACATTTTAGTTAATGTATTTGTATACTGTGGCAAAGAAACAACAGGATTATTAACACCAGTTTCTTTAATCAGCATTTCCTGACGCATTGCTACCTGATTCAAGATATTGATTCGGTCTTCAATAGTGCCATCACCAACGCCAACATTAACGATTACATCCATATTGGCATCCCAAGAACGGGGGTCAATAGGCACAAATGTATTACGCAAACGAATCATTCGCTCTTTATCTTGATTCTCAATAACGAGTTTCAAGATGCCAGTAAATAGTTTACGCAAACCAGTTTCAGCAAAGATACGGGCAATCATCTCAATATGCTGATGTGCGGCATTAACAGTCGCAGATACTGCGGCTTTGGTAGTGCTTTGCAATGCGTCTGCATCTAAGCCAGAGGCGGCCTTAGAAATGCCTGTACGGGTCTGTTTAATGTCATCCAAGTAGTCAAGCATTGGGAATGCTGCCTGACCAACAAATGGAGTGGTAAACGGCTGAACCATACCTGGCGCTCTCATACGAATAACAGCACCAACTTCTGTGTTAAGCACATCTTCCATGTTTGCCTGTCCTTCTACGATGGCAGTACGTGGATGGATGGACTGAGCCAAAGAGTCTAAGATGCCACGTTGGACATTAGATTTGATACGCTGAATATCCATGACCACATCAGCAGGACACATACCAAAGAAGGTATGGGGTTCTGGATCTGGGCAGAAGTCAGCAAACTGGCGGTCATCAACAATCTCATTGCGGATAACCTTGTTGCCAGTACCAACTGTGCAAATCCTACGCATCTCAGCAATGCCATCGCCATCAAAGTCTACCTTTAAGTAGCCTTCAATATAAAGAACACTCTTGCTTGATGGATCGCCATTGTTTGCGGTACTAATAACAGCAAACGGGTTACGGGCTGTGTACTCTTCGTTGTTGTCAAAGTCATTACCATTGCCAGCAACTTCAACCATTTCATCGTAGTCATAACCCATTGCGACTAGATCGGAAACAGTCTTCATTGTGCGGTGGCCCACAAAGGTAGCCTCATCAATGGACTTTGCTCTGCGGTCAATCAGGAACTCTTCTGGTGGTAGAGCCTCAATCTTTACCTTGCCAGACTTAATTCTTCGCTTGATCTCCACATCGTACATCATGGGTGGTGGAGTCATAATTCCTTGGGCAAGATTCTGCTCTGCCATGCCAGGAATAGGATACTCACGCACCGCAGAAATCTCAATGTCTGGGTCTTGAGTCAGGAACATCATTGTCTGCTCATCAAGCATGGAGAAAGACTCTGCCTTGACTTCTACAGACTCATCCCACCAGTACTTAACAATACCTGCTTTGCGTACCAAGGCATCTTTGAATGCTGAGTGGAGAATCTTAAAGCCTGGGTTATCACGCTTGAAAATAAAGTCAACATAGTCTGTTGCTTGTTCGGCAGAAGCAATATCTTCTGGTCCTTGGGGTGCGAACTCAACCACACGCTCTGGGCCAAAGAAAATACGCATCAAACTTGGCAAAATGCCTTGCACAGTATCTCGAACATCCATTGACACTACTTGTGAGCGACCATCTTCTTCGTTACCAAAAGGTAGGCCATAGTAGTATTCAGTAGCTAATGCACGATTGCCACCAATGTCATCATCTATGAAAGAAATTGCATCATAAATTTCAGAAGAAATAACGCCTTGAAGTTGCTCTTCAGACATTACCTCATCTTCTTGCATCTCGCCTTGCAAGGTTTCAGCCATCAACATTGGGTTTTCTTGTTTCATTTTTAATCCTTAACGTCCAGCAATGTATGGAAGAATACCTTGTGATCCACCGCCATAACTTTGGAGCAATGATGGGATGCCACCCATGTAGTTATTAGACATATTGCCACCCATACTAAATTGTTGAGGAGCCATCATTTGCTCATCTTGTTTACCTTGGGGGCTGAAAGCATATTTGTATGCGCCTGACAACATATCACCAGAAGTAGCGTTTGGGTTGGTGAAAGTCTTGTAGGCATCCATTGTTGGA